CCGTCCGATTTCCATCCATCCGGGAAGCGTTGAGGTGAGTGTCGCCGCTCGCCGCCGGGTTCGGCCGACTCCGGCGCAGCGTGGCTACGGCGAGCAGCATCAGCAGCTGCGGAAGCGTCTGTCGGGGTTGGTGCTCGCCGGTGGGGTTGCGTGTGCTCGGTGTGGCGATCCGATCCTGCCGGGTGAGCGGTGGGACCTGGGCCATGTTGATGGTGACCGGTCGCGGTATTCGGGGCCGGAGCATGAGCGGTGTAATCGGGCGACGTCGGGCCGTGAGTTGTTCGCTCGCCAGTTGGTTGCGGATGTGGAGGTCGAGCGGGCCGGTTTGGACGCTCGCGATGAGCGGTGGCGGGTGCCGTGGCTGAAGGGATTGCGGCGGGTTCCGAAGGACGCGGTCTGGCCCAGGTTGATGACGGTTCCGCACCCTTCTGCGGTGGGGTCGCTGGGACCGGACTTCATCCGCTGGGCCGAGGCGAGGGAAGGACGGTCGTTGCGTTGGTGGCAGAAGCTCGTCGCGACCAGGTTGCTCGAGCACGACAGCGAGAAGCGGCTGGTGTGGGAGACGATGGTGTTGTCGATGGCCCGCCAGCTCGGCAAGTCGTGGCTGCTGCGCGAGCTCTTGTTGTGGCGGATTCACCAGTCGCCCTGGTTTGGCGAGACGCAGGATGTCCTTCATACGGGGAAGGATCTGCAGGTTTGCAAGGAGGTGCTGCGGCCGGCGATCTACTGGGCGGAGGAGCAGCCCGGGTACAAGGTCGGCCGGGCCAACGGCGAGCAGTACATCGAGCATCTCGCCGACCACAGCCGCTGGCTGCTCCGGGCCCGCGGCGGCGTGTACGGGTACAGCGTCTCGGTCGGCGCCGTTGATGAGGCGTGGAAGGTGCAGCCGGAGGTAGTCGACGACATGACACCGACGATGGTCGAGCGCGTACAGCCGCAGCTGTGGCTGATTTCGACCGCGCATCGGGCGGCGACACCGTTGATGTTGCGGCGCCGGCAGGTCGCGCTGGACAACCTCGAGGTCGGCGACGGCGACCTGCTGATCGAATGGTCAACACCAATCATGGCCGAGCTCGATGATGTGGCGGGGTGGCGGCAGGCGTCGCCGCACTGGACGGCGCAACGTCAACGGCTGATCGGGAAACAACTCGAGGCGGCCCGCACGGGGGAGGGCGAGGTCGACCAGGACGAGGTCGACCCGGTCGAGTCGTTCCGGTCTCAGTGGCTCAATCAGTGGCCGCGCCGAACGTCGGTCGCGACCGACTACGAGGCGCTACTGCCACCCGGTTTGTGGGCGTCCCTGACTGATACCGATCTCCTATCGACGGGGTCGGTGTGGCTCGCGGTCGAGGACGACTTCGGCCTCGGTGCGGCTGTCGCGGCGGCCTGCCGGCTGGAGGACGGAAGGATCGAGGTTGACGGCTGGTTGTGCCCGGACTGGGACGCCGCCGTCGCAGACGTTCAGCGGCTCGCCGGGCACCGTCACGTACGGCAGCTCCTCGTAGGGGCGTCGCTGCTGGACCGGGTGCCTCCGGGGACCGTGCCGACGCCGGAAGCGGCCGGTTCCCGGGAAACCCGCACCGGACTTGCCGTCTTCCGCGACCTCGCCGCCGGTGGTGTGCTGACGCATGACGCGTCGACGTGGCAGCTCGACGACGCGATCGGGATGTGCCAGGTGCGCGAAGGGACGCAGGGGCTGCAACTGCTGTCCCGCGGCGAGATGCATCTGGCGAAAGCGGCGGTGTGGGCTGTGCAGGCCGCCCATCGGCCGGCACCGGTTCCGACGATTCGCTAACGCCGAGTTGCGTGGGGTGTAGTGTGCTAGTCGATGGCCCGCTTGTTTACGCGGGCGATCCGGCCGCCCGATCCTGAGATCCCGAACGGGAACGACCCAGTCACCGCCGCCCCGGGGACCGTCGGCCCGCCGAACGTCAACCCCGGCGACCCCGACGGCGTCGTCTTCGTCGACCCCGGTCCCGCCGGCCCCGGGTTGCCGACGATCCGGCCGTCGGCGTGGTCGGGGTGGCCGGCGGAGTGGCAGACGCCGAACTGGGGCGGACAGTTCGCGTCGCTGACCGACACGGCCTGGATGTGCATCGATCTCAACTCGAGCCTGTTGTCGACGATGCCGCCGTATCTGGTTGGGGCGGCGCCGTCGCTGAGCTCGGATTGGCTGAACAATCCGCAGCCGGAGACGTATGCGTCGTGGGAAGAGTTCATGAAGCAGCTGGCCTGGGATTACCAGCTCGGCGAAGCATTCGTGCTCGCCACCGCGAGGTATTCGACGGGGTTCCCGGCGCGTTTCCACGTCGTACCGCCGTGGCTGGTCAACGTCGAGATCAACGAGGGTGTCCGCACCTACCGCATCGGCGACAGCGATGTGAGCGACGACATGCTGCACATTCGCTACCAGTCGAACGTGTCGGATGCCCACGGCCACGGGCCGCTCGAGGCCGGACAAGGAAGGCTCGTCGCCGCCCAGGTGCTCTCCCGCTACGCAACCACGTTGGCGGCCGGCGGCGGCATCCCCTCCAGCGTGCTCGAGCACCCCGACGAACTGTCCGCGGAGCAGTCCGAGTTGTTGAAGGCGCAGTGGGTGCAGGCGCGAATGTCGTCGATCGGCGAGCCCGCCGTCCTGTCCGGCGGCGTCAAGTGGACCGCGACGCAGCTCGACCCGGAGAAGATGGCTTTGCTGGATCTGTCGCAGTGGAACGAGTCACGGATCGCGCTCATGCTCGGCGTGCCGCCGTTCCTGGTCGGCTTGCCGTCGGGCGGCGACTCGATGACGTACTCGAACGTCACCAGCCTGTTCTCGTACCACTGGCGGGCTTACCTGCGCCCGCGTGCGCAGACGGTGATGTCTGCGCTGTCCGGGTGGCTTTTGCCGCGGGGAACCCGGATCGAGGTCAACCGGGACGCCTACATCGAACCGGAGCCGTTGCAGCGGGCGCAGACCGCCGAGATCCTCAACCGCATCGTTGACCCGGTGACCGGTGAGCCGGCGTTGAAGGTCGCTGAGATCCGCAACGCGGAACGGATCGACGACTCGACTCCCGAACCGCTATCGGCAGGAGTGCTGAAATGAGCGACGAGCAGCGTCCGCAGGGCGAGCTGTACTACCGCACCGCCACCCAGCTCGCCGTCAACTTCCCGCAGCGCACGATCGAGCTGATCGCGATCCCCTACGACACCGTCGCCCTCGTCGACCAGCCGTACGGCCGCCCGGTGCTCGAGTCGGTGGCGCCCGGGGCGTTCGAGGGGATCGAACGGCGGGCGAACCGGATCCGGGTCAACCGCGACCACGAACGGCAACGCACCGTCGGCCGCGCTATCAAGCTCCACCCGTCCCGCGACGAGGGCCTCGTCGCCGAGATACGGATCGCCCAGACCGCGCTCGGAGACGAGACGCTGCAGCTCGCCGACGAGGAGATGCTCGACGCGTCGGCGTCGTTCCTGCCGATGCCGGGCGGCCAGGAATGGTCACGAGACCGGCGCAGAGTGCGGTTGACGAAGCTGTGGCTCAGCCACATCGCGATGACCCCGGAGCCCGCCTACGAATCCGCCCGCGTGCTCGCCGTCCGCAACCAAACCCCGCCGGCCGACACGGCGGCGGCGGTGGCGCGGCCGAACCTCGAAACGGTCAAGGGGTGGCTGCTGTCAGACCGTTATGACATGATCTAACGGTTCGCTGAACTACCAGCCGTTGTAGACCACTGGGTGGGCCGGCTGTTGCGGGGGAGGCGACGCTCGAGCGACATCGTTCTTGTCTGCTTGCGTCGAAAGGAGCACCCCGCGTTATGCGTGCGACAGACCAGATGCTCGCCCGGCTCTCGGGCGAGATCGCAGAGAAACAGAACTTCATCGACGGTGTCGTCGAGGCCGCCGAGAAGGAAGGCCGCGACCTCACCTCCCAGGAGATGGAGCTCGTCACCCGCGCCCGCACCCGGCAAGGCGAGCTGAACGACCAGGCGAAGCCGATGCAGGAGGCCGCCGAGATCGCGCTCGAGTCGGCCCGCCGGATCAGCGAGATCGGGAAGCTGATGGGCGACCAGCAGCAAAAGCCCGTCGGCGAGATCGCCTACCGCACGGCCGGCGAGTGGACGGTCGACTACATCGCCGCCGCCACCGGCAGCATCTCCGCCAAGGAGCGGATCGAGCACTACACCCGCGCCGCCGCGCACCAGACGACGGCGGACAACCCCGGCCTGCTGCCGGTTCAGATCGTCGGGAACCTGATCAACTTCGTCGACCAGTCCAGGCCGCTGATCGGGTTCTTCGGCGCCCGCCAGCTGCCGTCCGGCAGCTGGGCCAGGCCGAGGATCACCCAGCACACCCAGATCGCCGCGCAGTCGGCAGAGAAGACCGAGCTCGTCAGCCGCAAGATGCTGATCGACTCGCTGCCGGTCACCGCGACCACAATGGGCGGCTACATCAACCTCTCCCGCCAGAACCAGGCGTGGTCGAGCCCGCCGATCATGGACATCGTCGTCTCCGACCTCGCCGGCCAGTACGCGATCGAGACCGAGAACAAGTTCGCGGACGACCTGATGGCCGCCGCGACCGCCGAGACCGCGCTCCCCACCGGTGCGGCGACGGCCGCCCAGGTGTCCGCCGCGTTGTGGACGGCGGTCGGCAACGTCTACACGGCGACCAAGGGTGTCGGCCGGCTCTTCCAGGCCGTCTCGCCGGACATGCTCGGCCTGCTCGGCCCGCTGTTCGCCCCGGTCAACCCGCAGAACAGCCAGTCGACCGGGTTCAACGCCGCCGACATCGGCTCCGGCACCGTCGGCTCGATCTCCGGTGTGCCGGTGATCGTGTCCGCCGGCCTCAACGCCGGATCCTGGCTCGTCGGATCGACCGCCGGCGCCGAGGTGTACGAGGACCGCATCGGTGTCCTGTCCGTGATCGAGCCGTCAGTGCTCGGCACCCAGGTCGCCTACGGCGGCTTCTTCGCCGACGTCGTGCTCGTCCCCACCGCCCTGCGGAAGATCGCGAAGACCCCGTAATGAGCGGGCAGATGTTCGACGACCCGAACCGGGAAGCAGTCGGCGTCGAGCCGGCCTGGGTCGAGGGCACCGGCGGCACCCCCGGCGAAGTCACCCCGACCGCCGACGGGCCGTCTGCGGACACCAGCGGCGGCAAAGACCAGCTCGACTCGATGACGAAAGCCGAACTGCTTGACCTCGCGAAAGAGCGGGGCGTCAGCCCGGCGAACAACGACATGACGAAGCAGGAACTGATCGACGGCATCCGGGCCCAACGGACAGGCTGACGGATGGTGTACGCGGACATCACCGAACTGCAGATGCTGCTGCGGCTCGACGCCCCGACGGCGATGCAAACCGCGGCGATGAACCGTGTGCTGGCGGCGGCGGCGGAAGAGATCGACTGGGAGCTCGGCTACACCGCGGACACCCCGGCCCCCGATCCGCCGCCGCCGCTCGTCGTCGAGGTCAACCTCGAACGGGCCGTCGAGCACTGGAAGCAGTCGTACAGCCCGTTCGGGATTATCGGGGTCGGCGCCGAATCCGTCCCCATCGTCGCCGCCCGCGACAGCTGGTATCGGCACGCGAGGAAGCTGGCGCCGCTGAAACAGGCGTGGGGGGTTGCGTGAGCCTCGCAGACGCCCAAGCGTCCGTGGCCGCGGCCTTGCAGCCACTCACAACGGAGATCCCCGGCCTCCAGGTCTACGGCTGGCTGAACACCAACCCCACCCCTCCCAGCCTGGACGTGTATCCAGGGGATCCGTTCCAGGACGGCGCTGGCTTCGGCGTCCAATCGAAACAGGTGTTCTTCACGGTGCGCGGCCGGGTGTCGACGGCCGACCAGGAAGCCGGCCAGAAACTCCTGCTGCGGATGTTGGACGTCGACGACCCCGCCTCCGTCGAACAGGCCGTCTCCACTGTCGGTGCCGTCGTCGGCGAAGGGGTGTCCGGCTTCCGGGAGTACCTCGAGGACGCCGAGAACGGCGGCCGCCTGCTCGGCTGCGAATGGAGGGTGAGCGTATGGCTGTAACCACCTACAAAGTCACCGGGCCCACGCCGT